CCAGATGCCAATTTAGTTTCTCCCCCACATTATGATTTTGGATGTAATCCTCCAGTATTTGATATTAGAACATATCCTGAAATGAATGCAAGAATTAATCCTAATTTTGAAACAAATCAAGCTGAAGAAGAAGCTATTTTAACTGATTCAGACGATGATGATATGTAATTATTTTGTATTTTTTTATATTTGTAAATTAAATCATTAATATTTAATCTTTTATTTTTATCACACAACATATATTTAATTATTTTATTAAATTTATGTTTATTAAAACTTTTTTGTTCTAAAATATTTTTCATTATTTGATATTTTTCAGAAATAGTTTTTGTTTCTAATAATAATTCAATTAAAATAATTCCTGAACTATAAATATCTATTTTATTATCATATTCTCCAGTTAATATTTCAGGTGCTAAATAAAGATTAGTTCCAATATCGTCAGACATTTTATTAATATTATCTTTTTTAATTGTTGATAAACCAAAATCACCAATTTTTATTTGATTATTTAACAAATATATATTACTTGGTTTTATATCTCTATGAATTATATCCAATGAATGTAAATATTGTATTCCTTGTAATAATTCTTCAAAATATTTTAAACTATTATTAAATTGTTTTGTTTCATAATTAATATAATCATATAATGTTTTATCACATAATTCCATTTGAATAAATAATATTGAGGTGGTATTTTCTATTTTAATTTCATTTTCTTCATCACGATTAAAATCATTAATACTATCTTCATCAATAGATATAAATGATGTAAAATATCTAACAATATTAGGGTGATATAATTTAGAAAATATTTGTATTTCTTTTAAAAAATTATAATTATCTTCTAATAATTCTTCAGTTATAAATATTTTTTTGATTGCATAATATGTATTATCATAATTATGCAATACTTTATAAACACTTCCAAATGAGCCTTCTGATATTTTATTAATTTCATTATAATTATATCTGTATGAACTTTTTATATTATTTTCAATTTGTTTAGGTGATAATGTTTTAACCATATTTGAAAGCATAAATTTAATTTTAGAGTATTCATCATTAAATATTTCTTTATTGATTATATTATCATTTTTTAAATATTTTAGTATTTGATTGCTTATATTTATGTTATTTTTAAATAATAATTCTAATAATACTATTACAAAAATGGATAATTTTTTATTATCGTCAAAACTAACTGGAATATTATTATTTAATGATTTAATTATGTTTTTTTCAAATGATTTAATTTTAATTAATTCACCCATTAATAAAATATATGAATAATTTATTATTTAATAATAAATAATTTTACATTATTTAATAAAAATTATTTTTATTGAATAAATAAATTATAAAATTTTTTAATATCTTTTAAAGTTTCTTTTTTTTTTTCATACAAAATATCATATTTTTTTTCTTTATTAATAAATTTTTTGCTTTTAACAATTAATTTAAATTTTTTTTTATTTGTTATTTTATAATTTAATAATTTATTATTAAAATTTTCATAATAAATTTTATATTTGTTTTCTTTTTCATCTATTTTTTTAATTATTTTAATTATGTATTTATATAAGAACAATATTTCATTATTAATTTTAATTTTTTCTAAATAATTTTTTGTTTCAAAAATTATTTTTCTATCAAGATTAAATTTATTTTTTTTAGATAAGTATTTTTCTTCAATATTCATTTTATAAAATATAGATATATTTATTTATATCAATTTTTATTTATCATTCATTATTTTAATATGTTCTTTTTCTATTTTTTTTTTAAAATTATTAGTATCATTATTTCTTTGTAATGTTAATCTTTTTGTTAAATCAGATTGTTTATTTTCTTTAAGTTTAGTTTTTTCCATTGGGGGAGTAAATATTTCACTATTCATATTTTTTAATTGAAAATTTTGTTTAAAAGAATCATTATTTTTTTCAGATTCGTGAGCATATTTATCAGAAATACTATTCATTTCCATATCATTAAAACCATCCAATTCAGTTTTTTTATTATTATTATTTTGATTATTTTTGATTAATGGTGGAGGTCTTGCTTTATTATGATAATTATTATTTTGATTATATGGATTATTATAACTATCTTGTAATAATTTTTGATTATTCTCTTCCATTGAAACAATCATTTGGTCTAACCATTTAAAACAATCAGAACCATCTATTATAGATGTAGTTCCTTTTAAAACAATAGAAGGAACTTTTTTTAAACCTCTTTGGACGTAATAATCTTTATTATAATCAATACATTTTAATTCAAAATTTGATAATAAATTATATCTTTGGCATTTAATTCTAAAATTATGACAAGTTTCACAAGTGGATAAATAAAATAGTATATTTGATTGAGAAATATTGGGATTATTCATTTATAATTTATTAAATATTTATTTTTATATTTTTAATTATATGAATATTATATTAATTATTATAATAATTATAACAATTATAACAATTTTTATAATTTATAATTTAATAAATAAACTAATTAATAATATACAAAAATTATATATTGGATGTTTGTATTCTTCTACTGGAAATATGGGTGAATTTGAAAAAGCAAATTATAATATTCTTATTGATTCTTTAAATTTTTTATTAAAAACATATAAATTAAATTATAAAGTTAATATTATACCAATATTTAAAGATTTAAAATCAAATGATGATAACTATGAATTATGGATTAAAGAATGTATTAAAAATTATAATATTAAATTTTTCTTTGGATGTTGGAAAAGCTCACAAAGAAAAAAAATAATACCAATAATTAATAAATATAACTTGCGTTTATTTTATCCATTACAATATGAAGGTAATGAGTGTAATAAAAATATTTATTATTTTGGTGCAACTCCAAATCAACAAATATTTCCAGCAATAAATTTTTATTTTAATAAATATTCAAAATATAAAGATGTCTATATAATTGGAAGTAATTATGAATATCCAATTATAGTTTCTAAATCTATAATTAATTATATTAATGATAATTTCAAAGATAATGTTATAAAACAAAATATATTTCAAGATGATAATAATACTAATTTTAACGAATTTATTGATAATTTATTTAATGATAGTACAAATGGTGCTATAATTATCTGTAATATAAATGGTAGTAATATATATAATTTTTTTGAACAAATTCATAGTAAATATAAAAAAAATAATAATGATAATAATAATTTAGATATTAAAAAAACATTACAACAAAAATATCCAATAATTTGTTTTAGTTTTCCTGAAAATAATATTGATAAAGAAAAAATTTATTTATTTAAAGATATTCATACTGTATGGAATTTTTCTAATAAAATATTATATAATTCTAATTATCGTCATACTAATATAAATGTTATAAATAATTTAAATTTTTTAATTTATTTAAATAAAAAATATAAAAAACCAATTGGAGATACACAATATTGCACTTATATATCCTTAAAATTTTTTATTTCAAGTATTAAAAATATGATTGATAAAAATGTTGAATTAAATAATACTGATAATTATGATAAATATAAAAATAGAAATATTGAAACGATTACAGGTGATATTGAATTATTAAACAATAATCATATTAATAAATGTATATATTGGTTATCAATAAATAATGATGGAGATTATATTATAGATTATGATAATTATAGAAATATTGAAGCATCACCATATTCTTATATTAAAAATAATGTAATTTGTAATTTATATAATAATAATAATAAAAATAATTTATATATAATATAAATTTAAATATATTTATAAAATATTATATATGATATATATTTATTTTTTACCAATAATTGTTATAATTTTAATTATAATAGTATATAAATTAAATATAAATTATCCTGAACAATCTGTATTATTTGATACTATTAAAAATGTTTCAATTACAATAGGAACAACTTTAGCTGTAATTGGTTATACTTATGATATTAATAAAAGAACTGATGAATATAATTCAAGGTATGCTCAATATATTATTGAACAATTTAATTTAATTGATGATAATTTATTAAATAATTATGATGATTATAAATATATATTTAATATATTTTATAATAAAATTAATTTTCCTTCATCATCAGATAAAATTACTAATAATAGTTTATTTATTAAAAAAAATAAAAAAATTAAGGATAAAACTTTTATATTATTAAATAAAATTACATTTTTATTAGAAAAGATATATACATTAGATAAAAATTTATTTGAAAATAATTTATTAGGATATAAAATTAGATTATATATTGATAATTCAGTTTATTATGAATATTGGAGAATTAATTATATGATTTATACTTATGATTTTTATAAATTTTTGGAAAATAAATATTCTTTTTTAAAATTAGATAGTTATAAATATTATAAACCAGATAATAATTTATTTAATATAGAATATACAAAAGATAAAAATTTTATTTTTAAAAATTAATTATATATGATTAAATTATTTATTATAATAATTATAATTATTTTATTTAATATTTTAATAATTAATGAAAAATTTGAAAAAAATAATAAAAAAATTATTTGCTCTGATTTAGATAAAACTATTTTGAATGTAGATATAACTGAAGGTACTAAAAATTTTAAAAGTATAATAGAATATTTATATGACCGAAATTTAGTTAAATCAACAATTTATCCAACATATAAAGATTTTAGAAATGAATATAATAAAAGAATATTATTGAATAATTCAACTGCATATATTTTACCATATGATATATATAATAAATCTCAAGATGAATATATAAAAAAATATTGGAATTATGAAATTATAAAACATTTTAATAAAAATGTTTTAAATTTATTAAATGATAAAATAAAAAATGGATTTAAATTATGGATTATTTCAGCGTCTCCTTTAGTTTTTATAAATCCTTTAAGTAAATATATAGAAATTGATAAAATAATTGCAATAGAGCCAAATAAAATTATTAATTATGGTGAAGGGAAAATAAAAAGATTAGAAAAATATGTTGGTAAAAATTTAAATAATGTTTATGGATTTATTGGTGATTCATGGAGTAATGATGGTCCTTTAATGATGAAATTAAAAAATTTAAATGAAAATTCATTTGTTAAATTTATAAAAACAGAAAATAATTTAGATAAAAATATAAAAAAATCATTAAAGAGATTTTCAATTCAATTAATATAATTTTTATTTATATAATAAAAATTGAAAATAATATTAAAATAAAACAATATTATATAATAAAGATGAATATTAAACAAGTAAAATATGATAAACCAGATGAATATAATCAAAGTTTATTGGAATTAGAAATTTCAGGAAATGATATTGATTATAGTTTAATAAATTCTTTAAGAAGAACTTGTTATTCAGAAATACCTATTTATGCTTTTGAAGCTGAAAATATAGATATTAATAAAAATACTTCAAAAGATAATAATAGTAATCTTAGATGTACGATTTCACAATTACCAATTTTAAATGTTAATCATAAGATATTACATTTAGAAGATAAATATTATGAAAAAGATAATAATGAATTAATTGAAAAACATCCAGATGATGATTTAATTATTGAATATTATTTAAATGTGGAAAATAATACATCTGATAATATGTTTGTATCAACAAAAAGTATTCAGGGTAAAATTAACAATAAATTAATTAATTTGGGATTTAATACACCGGTTGTATTATCACAATTGAGGCCTGGTGAAACTATTGAATTATCAATGAGAGCAACTTGTTGTATTGGTTATGTGAATGGAATTTTTAATGCATCTCATACATATTATGAAGAAATTAATGAAAATAAATTTATTTTTAAGGTTGAATCATATGGACAATTTGATGAATATGAAATATTAAAAAGAGCATTAAATATTTTAGTTATTAAATTGGAACATTTAAAATTATTTTTTGAAATAAAACAAAATGAAGATAAAGAATTAGATAAGGATAATAAAAAATTTTATATTGAAAATGAAAATGAAATAACAATTGGTCCAGTGAAGTATTTTTTAAATAAATCTAAAAACATCAAAAATGCAGGTAAAACTCTTTATGATGGATATATGAATGATAAAATTTTATTATATGTAGAAGCCAAAAATAGCAATATTATTTATGATGAAATTTATAAAGCAATTGATAATTCAATTAAATTTTATAATGAAATGAATAATAAAATTAAAAAATTATAATTTTTATATCTTTTTACATTCAAATATTATTATAATTATATAATAATATTATATATAATACCTATGTATATAAATCAAATTGAAAAAATTTTAGATGAGACAATTAATAAAGTTTTTACCGTGTGGATAGATGATAAATCTAATAAAAATAAACTCATAAGTTTAAATAAAATTATAGATGAAAAAAATTTTAAAAAGTATCAAAATGAAATAAATAAGTTATTGGAATACTTATTTTTGCTAATAGACCAAGATAAAATAAAAAAAATAGTTAAAAAAAATAGTAATATTGAGTTAATTAATAATACAATTGAAAAATATATTTCTTACTATATTTTTATATTTATTGGTTTATTATATAAAAATCCAATAAATAATTTTAATAGTAATATTGTTGAATTTAGTAAAGAACAAATAAATTATGATTTAAAAATTCATGATTTTTTTAATAGTAATAGTAATAATATTATTATTAAAAATGTAATATTATTAAAAGATTTAAAAGAATATTTAATTAATAAAAATAAAAAAACAGATACTTTAAAAAATTTTTTAAATAATTTTGGAGAAGATAAAGTTGAAATATTAGAAAAATATTTAAAAAATAAAGATATTAATATTAAAAATAATAATTTTATTAAATTAATTATTACTATTAATATTTTTGATGATACAGAAAAAAAATATTTATTTGATGAAATTGAAACAAGTGAAATTTCGACCGGAGAATTTATGTTTATTGATGTGTTTTATCCAAAAACTGAATATATTGAAATAGAAACTATTGAAAATATTTTAACTGAAGAAGAAATTGAAGAAGGGTATACTGATATAATTTATTCATTAATACATAAAGATGAAATTGATGAATTAGAAGAATTTAAAAATTATGGAGCTAATTATGATTTAAAAATACAAAAATTATTTAATTTAAAAGTTATTACTCCAATTGTTGATGATTTTATGATGTATCATAAAGACCACTATAAATATACAAGAACTCAAGAAGAACAAGAAGAAACAAAAATTAGAAAAAGAGATGATACAAAATTGAAATATATTATTAATAAAATAAATAATGTAAAGAATTATTATAAAAATAAAATTGAAATAGAAAATAAGTTATTTTATCAATACGAGATTAATAAAAGGTATGTGTTATATAATATTTATGAAAATAATAATATTTTATCATCTGGAGATAAAATGATTAAGGGTGATAGTGAAAATATTATTTTATTAAATGAATTGGAGGAATATAATGATTTTCCATATATTTCATTTAATTCATATGATAAAACATATTTAATTTTTAATCCAATTGATAGTATTGAAGCAATTAGAAGTGTATCATTTATTAATAAAGATAATATAAAAAGACTTCAAACAAGAGTTATTAGTGATAATATGTTTATTAATCTTGTTGGTATGTCGTTAGTAGAAAATAAAAAGCGTTTAAATAGTTTAAAAACTAATACATTTAGTGAAATTATTAATGAAAAAATCACTAGTAATATTTATGATTTATTAAAAGATAAATTAAAGATATTTAATTTAGATAAAAATATTAATAACAAATATACTTTTTTTGATTTAGATAAACAAAATTATGAAATTACAAATGAAAATATTAATAATAATAGTGATAATGAAAAAATGAAATTTATATTATCATCATTATATGATTATGTTATGGAAACTATTTTAGATAATATAAAAAAATATATTGAAAAAGAAGATAATAAAACAATATTTAATAATGTTGATTTGTTAAATTTTATTAATATAAAGTATTATGATTTAAATAATGATGTATATTCAGAAAAATATAATAATTTATTGTACTTGATATATTATATAAAATCTTTAAAAGTAGATGATTATGAAAATATAGATGAATATATATTTAAGGGAATTGATGGAAATGTTATAAATTTACCTTCGTATGATATTGAAAGAAAATATATTCAAAAAATAATAATAAACACAACAACAAAAAAAGAAAAAAAACTTTTTGATAGTTCAAACAAAACATCAAAAATTGCTATATGTCAACATGCAATTACATTCAATGAAATAAACAAAAATGATCCGAACGCAATTTTAAAATTTATTAATCAATATGCAGATATTAATAAAAATAATTTATATATTTGCAGAAGTTGTAACAGTATGTTAGATATTTCAAAATATATTTCACAAACAGCATTTGAAGCAACTGAAGATGACTTTAAAATTATAGAACCTGCATATTCAGGAAATATTGAAAAAATTCCAGAATATGAAAAATATAGTATATCTATACGAGAAATTAGAAAAATTATTGAAAAATTTGCAACACTTTTTAAATTTAATGAATTAATATCATCATCAAGTAGGTCTCGTAGTAAAATTATAACAAGATATGCTGTTGATTTATTAATACAACAAAAAAGAGAACTTGATAGAATTGATTATATTCAAAAAATTAAAACAAAATTAAATGAAAAAACTGGTATTCCTCCAAGTAATGAAAATAATTCATTTTTTATATTTCATTTAGATAATTCTATATTTATAAAATCAAGCAAAGAAACTGCTGATTATATGAAAGACAAAAAATATAAACACGTTGTTACATTAATTATTCTTTTATTAATTATTGAAATGCCAGAAACTCAAATTTATAATTTACATAATGATAAAACTTGTAATTTTATTAATTTTATAAAACTTAAACCAAAATTATTTGATAAACAAAAAATTATTATTAATACATCTTCTGATGTAGAATTATTAAGTAATTATCCCGTGTTATGTTATTTAATGTTTTTATTTGGATGTATTGTGTTAAAATATAATTCTTGGGCTTTAGGGGGTAAAAAAATAGAACAAAAAGAATTTCCTACAGCATTATTTAATATTATTAATACAATGGTTGAAATATTAAACAGTATATTAATAGTTGATGAAAAGAGAATGATTGAAAATGATATTTACTTGTATGACACTGTATTTAAAAAATATTATTCTAAACTATCAATGTTTAAAAACAAGAATATTATTAATAATATAAAAGATAATTTAAATAAAGAAACTGTTGAAAAAGTTGATTTATTAAGTGATAAATTTGATATTAATGAATTTTTAATAAATATTCCATATGCAAATAATAATAGTTATGATAAGTATATTAAACCATTTAATTTACAAATAAATAAAGAATATAAATTAATTCCGAATCATAAAGATTATAATGAAATAACTAATTTGTCAAATTGTATTAGTGGTAAATTTCATCAATTTAAATATAAAAATAAAAATTTGGTATGTAAATTTTGTGGTGTAAAAGCGGACATAAAATTATATAATCCTAAAAAGAATGATGAAATTAAGGAAAATTATACTATTTTATATTTAACAAAATTATCAAAAAAATATTGTTTGGATGGAAAATTTCATAATTTTGAAAATAATAAATGTAAATATTGTAATTATGTTAAAAATAGTAAAACAAATCATTCTTTGAAAAAATTAATTGATATGTTTAATATTATTGAAAAGACTAAATATGAAAATAATATTAAAGTATTAAAAATAGAACAATTAGTTAAAAAAAATATCAAGGATGACAATAGTAAAACAAATGAAATTATTCGCAAAGTGTTTTATAAATTTCAAAAATATAATAATAATTTAAATGATTCAATTAAATTATTTATGGATAAAATACAACAAATATTAGGCAAAGATATTAATATTAATAAAAAAAGTTATAATTTAAATATGGATTGTTATATTATCACAAGAGATTTTGATGGTAAAAAATTACCTGAACCAGAAAAAATAATGGATGAAAGAAATAAAGTTAGAATTATTGAAAATCATCCCACATATAATACAAATGTTATTTCTATAAATATTGAAAGAAAAAACAAATATGAAGCTGTTTTTGATTTAAAAACATTAGTTTTATTAGGATATAAAAAAATGGGTAAAGATTTTATTGATGTTAGTAATTCAAAATGCAAAGTGGAAATACTTTATTCTATTAAAAATATGATTACATATTTTGGATTTTCAAGAATTATACCATCAACAACTGATTATGATTTTATTAATGAAGATTATGATATGAATGATTTTGTGAATAAATGTGGTTCATACCGTTTTAATTCTATTAAATATTTAGGCTATATGCTTAAAAAATATATTACAAGATTTAAAAATAATTATTTAATTAACCTGCAAAAATCCAAAGAATATGTAGATAAAGAATTAGTTGATGTTGAAAGTTTTATTAATAATGATAAACTTGATATTTTATATAAAAAAACTAAAATTAATAAAATTGAAACAAAACAAAAAGACAAAAATGTTACTCATATTTATATGAAATATTTTAATACAATATATGATTATATTACATATCAAAAAATAACAGAAACACCAAATATAAGTAATACAATTAAAAGTAATTTTATGTTAAAAAATGATTTTTCAAGTAATGTTATTTTAAATTATATTATTGATGAAATTATTCGTATTGTCAGTTATAATACAAACAAAAACACAAAAGAAACATTATTGATATTTATTATATCAGTAATTACAAACCTATTTGATAAATTTAACTTGACTAAATCTTTGGAAAAAATTAATTTTGTTTCACAAATTATTAAAAATAATTATGATGAATTAACTGAATTTAAAATTAAAACTGACGATACTAATTATTATAATGATGATGAACTACAAATTACTGATGATATGGATGAAGAACAAGTTAAAAATATCAATGATGAAAAATTAAAAAGAGAGGAAGAAGAAAATGCTTTGGATGTTGATGATAATGATGTTGAAAATGATAATGAGATGGAAGAATATGAAATGTAATAAATAAATTTACTATTTTTTTTATTTTATAATATAAATATTATATTATTTTTATTAATATATAATACAATGTATTGCATTGAAGATGAAGAATCAACAATTAATAATTATTATACAAATAATCAAGCAATTCGTAAAGACAAAGAATATTTAATTGATTTGTTAAAAATTATTCGTGATGATAATATTAAAATGAAAAAAGTTTTGGAATTAAAATATTATTATTTAAGTAGAAAATATAGTATTATTCAATGTTCTGTTATTATATTATCAACATTTTCAGCTTTTATACAAGGTATAGAACAATTAAGTAAAATTGTAAAACTTAAACCAGGAACAGTATCAATTATAACATTACTAATTTCTACTTTGATTAGTTTATTATTATCAATTGCAAAATTTTTTAGAATAGGAGAAAGAAAAGAATCAATCAGTAATTTATTGGAAAATATTTCGCATTTCAATAATAAAGTTATTGCAAATATTAAAAAAATTAAATATTGGAAAGTTAATATTAATGTTAATAAGGATGACAATAATAGCGAAGTTAATCAATGGAATACCGATTCATCTAAAATTAAAGATGATATTAATGGATTTTTTGAAGAAAAACTTGAAATTATGAATGGATATGAATCTTTAATAGATACATATGAAAGAACTAAATATGATATTCAAAATTTAGAAATTAAAAATAAATTTACAATTAAAGAAGAACAAATTAATAAAAGATTTAAAAAAGATTATTATAATATTAAAACAAATAATTATTATTATAAAAGATTATTAAAAAAAATATGTTTATGTTGTATTCATACATATAATTGTATTTGTTGCACGTATTGTAAAGATATTGATATTGAAGATGATGATTTTGAAATATCAGAAAAAATAAATGAAAATTTTAGAACCGAAAAAGAAAAAATTAAACACAAAAACATATTCAGAGAACTACCAATGTCTAAAAATGACATTATTAAAACAAACAAATGTATAGACAGTGAAGAGGAAATAACAGGACCCGAGGATGTATAAAAAAAATTGAAATATATATAACAATATATAGTTATAATACAATTATTAGTATATTTATATTAAAATGATGTCTTCTGAACCTATGAATGGATGCAATGAGCCTGAAATTATTGATGTTAAGGAAAAAGATTGCACTATTTACTTTAATTCAGCAATTACCGCTAATTCAATGTCAAAACTTATTTTAGCTTTACATAGATTAGAAGACAAGATATTAAGACAAAATAAAAGATTAAAAAGAAAAGTAAAGGAATTATATAAAAGTAATGATAAGAATGATAAAAATGATAAATATAATAGTGATGATGAAGAAGAATATGATAGAATTAAGATTGAACCAAAAGAAATTAAATTGTATATAACTTCTTATGGTGGATATTTATATCAAGTTTATACAACTATTGATTTTATTAAAAATTTAAAAGTTCCAGTTCATACTATTTGCACTGGTATTGTTGCTTCGGCTGGAACATTACTTAGTATGGCTGGCAGTAGAAGGTCCATCACTAAAAATGGATATATGCTAATTCATGAATTAAGAGGTGGTTCTTGGGGTAAATTTTCTGGTTTATCTGATAGTTTTCAAAATCAACAACAATTAATGGACCATATTATTAATTATTATGTTGATAATACAAAAATTACAAGAGAAGAATTAGAAGAACAACTTAAGAAAGATATTACTTGGAATGCTGATACTTGTTTAGACAAGGGATTAGTTAATGAGATTATTTAATAAAAATTGATTTTTTTTATATTTAATAGTTTATAATTAGTTATAAAATATATTATTAAAAAATGGAAAAGCAAGATTGTTCTGTTAATACAGATATTAAAACTTTTAAGAAAAACTCTTTAAAAAAGATTAAAAAGAAAGAAAAAAAAGAAAGTGATAATGAAAAATTACCTGTAAGTTCTATGGCAATAGATTTTTTTATTTAAAAAAATTAATTATCTATTTTAACAACACTGTTTGGAATATTTTTTAAATTATTAATTTGATTACTGGCACAATATAATATTTTAATATTATTATTTAAATTATCAATATTTTTAATAAAATTATCAAAACAAAACAATACCTGAATAGAAAAAGGTAAATAATCTAATTTTTTTATTTGATTGCCAGAACATTTTAATATTTTCAAATTATTTGGTAGATTATCTAAAAATATAATTTTGTTTCCAGAACAATTTAAATAAACTAAACTTTCAGGTAAATTATCTATTTTTTTTATTTTATTTCCAACACATTTTAATTTTAATAAACCATTATTTAAATTATCTAAATTTTCAATCATATTATCACTACAAATTAATTCTACTAATGTATTAGGAATATTTATTATTTTTTTTATTTTATTAAAAGAACAATCTAATTTTCTTAAATTTTTAAATTTAATTAAATCTAATATTTCATTATCATATATTTCCATTATATATAATTCTTTAATTTCTACATCTTCAATATAATTGATATTTATGTTAAAAATATCTTCCATAAATATCAATTATTTATATCTATTTTTATATATTTTTATGTTTTTAAATATATTTTTTGTATATTTTTAAGGTATTTTTTCTTTCATCATCGTGATTTACCATTGGTCCAGGATAATTAATTTTATATTTATCATATGTTTTAAACCAATTATGAATATCTTTATTTTCAACATTTTTTAATTCAGGAACCCAATTTTTTATATATTCACAATTTTTATCAAAATTTTTTGATTGAGTCCAAGGATTAAAAATTCTAAAATATGGTTGAGCATCAGTTCCTGAACCCGAAGCCCATTGCCATCCTCCATTATTAGCGGATATATTATAATCTAATAATTTTGTAGCAAAGTATTTTTCTCCCCATCTCCAATCTATTAATAAATCTTTTGTTAAGAATGAAGCAACTATCATTCTACCTCTATTATGCATATATCCTGTTTCATTCATCTGTCTCATACAAGCATCAACTACTGGAAAACCCGTTTCACCATCACACCATTTTTTAAATTTTGTTTTATTATTATTCCATTTAATTTTATCATATTTTTTATTAAATGATTTGCCAACTACATGTGGGAAAAAATATAATATATTATAATAAAAATCTCTCCAATATAATTCATCTATTAAATTATTTTGTTTTCCTAATTTTTTTACTATTTTATAATATACCTCTCTTATTGATACTAATCCTAAATTTATATATGCTGATAAATTTGTTGTTTCATATGTTAAAAAGTTTCTCATTTTATTATACTGTTTTTGTTCTTTTACTAAATTTAATTTTTTTAAACCTTCCTTTCTACCACTTTTTACATTTAAATTATCTTCTTTTATATAAAAATTAGTAAAATATTTAGTATCAATACTGCTTTTTGTTTTTAATGATTTATTCTTTAGTTTTATTTTTTTATTATTAACATTTTCAACATTATATGTTGCTTTTAAATAATTCTTAAATGGTGTAAATACTTTATATACTTCATCTTTATTTTTTTTAAATGTATTACCAGTCATTATAGGGACTAATAACATATCTTCTTCACAAAATATTATAACATCATTTTTATTTCCCCATTTGATTATTTCATTATCTCTTTTTTTTGCAAATGGTGAATAATCCGCATTAAAACCAATACTATTTATAGTATATTTTTTATGTAATTCTTTAATTACATCTAAAGTGTTTCCATAATAAAAATTTAATATACTTTTATTTTTTTTATAGTCATCTTTTAACTCTATAAGAGTATCACACATAAATTGAACTAAAATATTAGAAAAATATTTATTTTTACTTTTATCAATTTGTTCTAATGTAAATATAAATATTGGTGTTATATCTTTTACTTCATTTGACATTTTTATTAATGTCGTGTTATCATTTATTCTTAAATCACGGTGATGAATAAATATATTCATTATAATAATTATTAAATAAATAATAAATTATTATCAATTTTTAATTTTTTAATTTTAATTTTTTAATATCTATATTATATATAATATGATTAATTTGATAATAATTATTCTAATAATTTTAGTTGTATTGATGATGTGTAATAAAAATATGCAAAAAAATAAAAAAGATGAAGGAATTAAAGAAAATTTAACTAATATTACTAATCCATTTGTTAATGGTTTAAGCCAATCACAATTAGGCTCTAAAATACCTGATAATTCACAAATATTAAGTAAGCCTAAAAAACCATCTAAATATTTTGATATTATTAATAATGTTTTAGATGAAAATGGTAAAAAAATTAGTTCATCTAATATTAACTGTAAAAAATTAAATAAATATTTTATTAGCTCACAATTTTCTGATAATTATAGAGATGTTATGACTGCTTTACATAATATTTCACCTAATCAAAAACAATTGTTTAATTTGCAAATGCTTCCAGTTACTACAACACTATTTGACCCAGCAAAAGAACCACCACTTGAAATTATTAAATTAATAGTCCAATTTATCTCTCAATTAAATACTGAAATTAAACAATTACCTGAATCACAAGATATTATTAATGATTATAATAATTATTTACCAATGACTTCTCAAATGAATAAATTTGTTAAAAATAGAGGAATTAATTCTTTTTATAATGAAGGAGTTCAAACCGATTTTAGTTTATATCCAGATACACCAATGAATAGTCCAATTGAATTAATTAAAGTACTTAGCGCTGAAAAACAATTTACTGAAGCTGAAACTAAATATGTTATTAGTTTTGCTATTGAAAAAGTTATTAAATCAGTTTCTGAACAAATGAAAATTACTGTTCATTTTATATTAGAAAATAGCCCATTAGAAGGCGAAACTCTTTTTGATAATATTGAAAATTCCAGTTTTACTAGAACTGTAGCAGTTGAATATATTTTCACTGATGGTTTCTTTAGTGATAAATTTAATAAAAATTTTGATTGTTATGGAACTGATAATACTGATAAAAATAATACTCTATGTGATATGGGTAATCATTATAATTTTGATAATTTAAATCAAAATACAATGATGAGTGATAATCAAGTAATCAAATCTCTTAACAAAAAAAATAGAGAACATATGCTTGAAATGATGAATTTTAATACTAATATTCCATATCCCGTATATAATAATCCTGAATTTAAAAAACCACCATCTTTCAGTTAAATAAAAATTGAAAAAATATTTTTTTAATTAATTATTACTTTGTTTATAAAAGAATTATTGAGTTTTTAAACTATGAGTCTCACTACAAAAGTTTTTATTCCTGTTAATGATAATGGCAGATTTAAAGAACTTAAAAAGTGTGAATATTGCAAAAATAAATATATAAATATGAAATGCTATTATAAGCATCTAGAAAAATGTGACAATTATTACACAGAAGATGATTTTATGACAGAAGAAATTATTTATGAAACAAGAAAAAAATCTTCAAAGAATTTGCCAAAAAAATCTTCAAATAAGTCTCCTAAACGGTCTCCAAGAATAATTTGTGATGACGAAGATGAAAATATTGAAAATGGTGAAATTATTGAAAATTGTGAAATTGTTGAGGATGGTGAAATTGTTGAGGATGGTGAAATTGTTGAGGATGGTGAAAATATTAATAAAAGAAAAAATAATGATATTACAATTAATAAAAATATTAACAATAAATTAATTTCAAAAAGAAAAAAAACAAAAACATTTTTTATCATCAAACATAAATATAGTAATGGATTAGAAATTGATCCAAGTTTTACTAAAACAAAAGGTGATAAAAATTTTAAGTATAATAATAAAGATATTATTTCATTTAATAATAAGAAAATAATATTAAATATTCAAAATATTAATAAATTGACTATTAATTTTTAAAAAAAAATTGATTTTTATATTATTTAGATAGTTATTATCTATAGTTTGTATTAAAAATGCAGTGTAACAATTTAGAACAGGTTATTTATGCTTTTGAACAGCATAAAATAACAAAACAAAACTATTATTATTCTAAAATTTTTAAAATATATAATCCAGATTTTAAAACATTACATTTTATAATAGATAAATGTAAAAAAGATAAAACAATTATTTATACAAAAGATTATTCTTTAGGAAAATCATATTTTATTACAAAATTATTAAAAAATGATTACATATATTATAAAAAAATTAACAATAAAAAATGTGATTTTACACATTATGAGCATAATATTTTAAATTTATCAAATAATAATTTAATTACGCCAAAAATATTAAGTCCACCGTATTTTAATGAATTGTCAAATACTTTATTGGAAAAAAGAAAAATTGATAATACTGACAATATTAACCAATCAAAAAAATTAAAAATAATAACAGACATTGATGAAATTGTATCTGAACAAAGAGAACCAATAAATATAAGTTTTAAAAATGGAAAAATTATTGCAAATGAAAAAATAAAAGAAATTTATAATTTAGAAACAGATGAAAATGAAATATATATCAATAATTTATTAATAGGTAATATGAATAATGATGGTAATCTTCAATTAAGTGATGAAATTGTTAAAAAATATACAAAATTAGAATTTACTGGTGATGTGTAGTTAAATAATTTAATTGTATTTTTTTAGTTTATCATAATAAAATTTCAATAATTTTAAAAGTTAGATAATATTAATAAATTATTTAACTTTTAAAATTGTTCTTATAATTTAATTATATTTTTTTATTAGTCTATTATAATGAAATTTCAACAATTTAAAAAGTTAGATAATATTAATAGATTAGCAAAGATAATTTTTTTGAATTTTATAAAATTAATGGATCAACCAAATATTGAATTTTCAATGGATGCCATTGAAAGATTATTAGTATCAAATAATTTAGTTGGTTGGTTTTTATTGGATAATAATGACAAAATTATTGGTTATTTAGTTGGTGAAATTCAAAGACTACAAGATGGAAGATTAGTGTATTTTATAAGTTATTTATATATTAGTAAAAATTACAGAGGTAAAGGATTAGGAAAAATAATGTTATTAAGGTGTTTAAAATTTATTAAAGATAATAATATACCATTTACAATGTTAATTACAGAAAGAGATACTGTTGGATATAACCTTTATAAAAAAATTGGTTTTCAGAATGACCCATTAATTAAAATTAATAATTCAGATTATGTTTTATTAATGAATTATACTACATAATAAGTTCCATTTGTTTTTTGTATGATTTAGATGTTTCTAATATTAAAGGAATTTTTTTATATTTAGAAATAAATTTTTTTAATTTACTAACTTTTATATATCCTTTACCAATATTTTCGTGTCTATCTATTTTCATTCCCATTTCATAATACGAATCATTTAGATGTATAACTTTTATTTTATTTTCCACTGGTTCAAACATTTTATGTATTTTTTTAATTGTGGTGGAATTATTTAAATCATAACCAGCTTGAAATATATGACAAGTATCAATGCAAATGCCTAAATTTTTATATTTTTTATGATTTTTAAATTTTACTATAAATTTAATAAAATCTTTTAAATTAGATAGTGTCTCACTTCCTTGACCAGATGAAGTTTCTAATATTATATTTACATCAAATACATCCAATGAATATTTTATAAAATTATACATATTATTTAAAACATGTTCTTTTGTAAATATATTTCCTTTATTTTTTCCTGTGTGAATTATAATATTATTTAATTCAAATTTTTTCATATAATTTATTTCATTTTGAAATAATTCAAATGAATTGCTAAAAAATCCATTTTTATTTGATATAAAATCAGAACCAATATTTATCTTATATGAACTATGAATAAATATATATTTTAAATGTTTATTATTTTTTAAAAATTTATTAATATTATTTATATCATTTATTGATATTTTTGTTGATGAAAACATAATTTGTATTGAATTAAAATACTTTTTAATTTTTTCATTATAATTATTTAATAAATCAATATTGTATCCAATATCTAACATTTATTATATTATTAAATACATATAAAAATTGAATAATTATTTATTAATATTATAAATAATTATAATGGAAAACAACAAAGATAAAAAAGACAACAAAGATAAAAAAGATAAAAAAGACAACAAAGATAAAAAAGATAAAAAAGACAACAAAGATAAAAAAGACAACAAAGATAAAAAAGACAAAAAAGACAAAAAAGATAAAAAAGATAAAAAAAATGAAAATAAAAATGAAGAAAAAGAATTGGAACTTTTAATAAATAAATATAAAATATTAAAATATAATGATTATCAAAATAATAAAATGATAAAAAATAATTTTTTAATGGAAAAATTAGTTAAAATAAGTCAGGATAAAGAATTACCACATATTATATTTTATGGTAATGAGGGTTCGGGTAAAAAAACATTTATTAATATATTTCTTAATATGATATATGGAGAGGATATTTATAATTTAAGAACAAGAATTTTTAAAGTTCCAAAATCAAGTGGAAAAGTTGAAGATATTCATGTTTTAGAAAGTGATTATCATATTATTATTAAACCGAATGGAAATAATTTTGATCGTTATATGATTCCAAAAATTGTTAAAGATTATACATTTATTTCTCCATTATATATGTATGAAGAAAAACAAGTTTTTAAAACAATTCTCATAGATAATGCGGATTCTTTATCTTTAACTTCTCAATCCTGTTTAAGAAGAATAATTGAAAAACATTCAAAAAATTATAGATTTATAATATGGTGCAATAATATTTCAAGAATATCAGAACCATTAAAAAGTCGTTGTCTTTGTATTCATGTTCCATATTATAGCAATGATAAATTATTTAAATGGTCTAATGATATATGCATTAAATATGACAGAAAAATTAATAAAAAAATGTTGCAAAATATTATTGATAAAAGTAATAAAAATCTTAAAAATATTTTATTGGGTATTGATTTATATCATTATAAAAATAAATTAAATACTACATATGATGATACAATAAAAAATATTTGTGATAATTTATTTCTTAAAATAATAAATATTAGAAGTTTAAGAGATATTATATATTCATTAACAAGTATTATTTCTTACAATAAAATTTTTAAAGATTTGACATTAAATATTTTAAATAAAATTAAAGATGATAATATAAAAAATAAAATTATTAATAATGTTTCAAATTATGAATTAAGTTTAACCAAAGCAAGAAGACCTATAATACATATTGAAGCTTATTTAATTTTTATATATACAATTATTAACAATTCTTAAAAATTTATTACAAATAATATTTTTTATATTATTCTTAATTATTATGATAAGTTTAGTGAAAAAAATTTATTTTAGAATAAATAATTGCAATAATTATTCAACCAATTATAATATTAATCGTTATAGTAAATTATTAGATAAATATTATAAAAAAAAAATAAATAGATGTAATATTTGTCATACAAATAATAAATGTTCTGTTATGAATATTTATAATTTTAATCGTTATAGTAAATTATTAGATAAATATTATAAAAAAAAAATAAATAGATGTAATATTTGTCATACAAATAATAAATGTTCTGTTATGAATATTTATAATTTTAATAATAAAAATAATAATTATATTTTAAAAAAATCTAAAGAATTTAATTGTATAAAATAATTTTATTTTTTAATTAACATAAAGAATAGTTAATTATTATTATTATTATTATGTGTGGTATTTTTGGTGTTTTTGGAAATTATGATAATGACAAATTATATTCATTATTTATGAAAATAAAGAAAAGGGGAAAGCATAAAAGTGTTTATATTGAAGGTGATGATTATAAAGTTGGATTTCATAGATTATCAATTATTGATAAAAGTATTAATGGGGACCAACCATTTGCTCATCATACAAATAATCGTGATATATATGCAATTTGCAATGGTGAAATTTATAATTATAAAAAGTTTAAAAAACAATATGAAAATTCTTATAATTTTAAATCTAATTCGGATTGTGAGGTTTTAATACCTTTATATTTAGAATATGGAATTAATTTTATTAAACAATTAGATGGAGAATTTTCATTTGCTATTTATGATTTTGATTTAGAAACAGGATATAAAAAGTTATATTTAGGAACTGATCATTTGGGAATGAGACCATTGTTTTATACTATTTATAATAATTCATTATTATTTTGTTCTGAAATGAAAGGATTAATATTGGATAATAATCGTGTGGAAAGATTTAAACCTTGTCATTATATGAAAATTGATTTTAAGGATATTAATAATAATAGTAATGATTTAATTTTTGAACCAGAATACAAAACATTTTTGACAATGAATTATAATAAATATTTTGATTTGAATAAAATAAAACCATTAAAAGACAATAATTTAGAAAAAATATTTTATAATATTAGAAAAATTTTAAGAAATTCTGTTGAATTAAGATTACAATCAGACCAAGAAGTAGGTGCTTTATTATCAGGTGGTTTAGATAGTTCATTATTATGTGCAATTGCTTCAGATATATTAAAAGAAAAAGGTAAAAAATTAAAAACATTTTGTATTGGTATTAAAGGTTCTCCAGATATTGAATGTTCTAAAAAAGTTGCAGAATATATTGGAAGCGAACATACTATAATTGAAATTTCACAGAATGATATGTTAGATGCATTAGAAACAGTTATTTATGAAATTGAAACATATGACACAACAACTATTAGAGCAAGTGTGGGTCAATATATGATTTCAAAATGGATTTCAGAAAATACAGATATTAAAGTTGTAATTGTAGGTGATATTTCTGATGAATTAACTTCTGGATATTTATATTTTCATAATAGTCCAGATGAAAATTTTTCACATAGAGAAAATATTAAATTATTAGAAACTATTCATTATTTTGATGGTTTACGAGCGGATCGTGGAACCTCTTCACATGATCTTGAAGTAAGACTTCCATATGGTTCTAAAAATTTTATTGAATATTATTTAAGTATTGAACCTAAATTAAGAGTTCCAAAAGATGGGGTTGAAAAATGGTTATTAAGAAATTCATATAAAAATACAAATATATTACCAAATGAAATTTTATTTAGAACAAAAGAAGCTTTTAGTGATGGAATTTCATCAAATGAAAAATCTTGGTTTGAAATTATTCAAGATAAAGTTAATTTAAGTATGAGTGATAGATATTTTAATAGTAAAAAAACAAATTATAATATTAATCAACCAAAAACTAAAGAAGCATTATATTATAGAGAAATATTTGATAAATATTATATTAATCAAGACCATATTATTCCATTTTATTGGATGCCTAATTGGGATGAAGATGGTGTTAATGATCCAAGTGCAAGAAAATTAAAAATATATAAAGATTTAGAAAATAAATAATTTTAAATTTTATTCTTTGAAAAAAATCCATAATCTTCACAAAATTTAGTCCAAATTATTTCATAACTATTTCCATTTTTATCTTTGACAATTTTTGTTTCAATTAAATTATTTTTATCAATTAAATTTAATTTTGTTGGTGATTTTCTTAATTTTGGACTTTCAAATAATTCTAAATCTAACAAATCATTATTATTTTGAATAATTCTTAATTCATTACTTGATGTTGATATTTTAACTCTTTTTTTAATTTGTTCTTCATCATTAATAGCTCTTTTATTACCATAAATGTAAGAACTCAATTTTTCCATAATATATAATAAGATTTTAATGAACATTTTAAATATAATATTAATAATATTTAAAATCAAAAAAATTCAATTTTTTTTAAGGTTTATAATATTTAATTTCTTCTACCCAATTTCTATGATAACTTTTTCTATACTCTTTACTAAAAACGTCGTTCTTTAATTTTTTATTTGTTTTAATAATTTCATTATTTACATTTTTTTTATTTAAACAACTTACAAAAAAACGCCTCATATAATTCCTGTTCATATAATTAATTATATTGTTTTAAAATTAATTATATTTAAAAAAATTTATATTAAAATATTTATTTTGTTTTTTTTGTTTTTTTAACTTTAATATTTTTTTCATTGATGAATTCATTATAAGCATCTTCTAATTCTTTTAATTCTTTTAACCATATATCCTTAGCAGTAGTATTCTTATAAAATTCTAATTCTTCTTTAGCCTTATCATACTTATTCATTAATTCTTCAATCTTTTCTTTTGTAAGAGAAAATAATAAAAATCCAGTTAAATAATCATATGACTTATTTTCACCATTACTAATACTCAATTCAGGATACTTTAATTCAATTAATCTATCTATAATCTCACTTCTCTTTTGATGTTTAATAATAATTACATCATCCAATACCTGTTGAATATATTTCTTTTTATAAAATAATACTTCCAATTCATTTTCAAGATATTTAATAATATATTTTCTTCTCTCTTCATATTTTTCTAATCTAATTTTAGAATATTTATCAATAATATCATTGGGATTATTGTATTTAGTAATCACATTATTTTCATATAAATGCATATTATTTATTGAAATAGTTGATTCAAGCTTAAACATTTTTTCAATCAAATTATTCTTAATAAATTTTTGTAATACATTATTCTTTAATGTTATTTGAATATTAATTGTATCTTCATTCATTCCTTTATTAATAATTTCTTTATAATCTTCAATGAATAAAGCATCTTCATCCTTCTTTTTAGTATCTTTAACATTCTTTTTATCTTTTTTCATTGTTTTCTTTTCTTCAACAATTAAAAAGTTTTCCAATTTTTCTTTGTAATTTTCAATTGATACATTAATCGGAATTTCCTTAATAAAAATTGTATTCTCATTTATAATCTCATACTTTCCTTTAATATCAT